CCGCCACAAGGCCCACGATGAGGTCTTTGGCGTGCTCAAGTCCGGCGTACATCCCGACGGCGCGTCCATAGTCGAACACGTCACGCCCGGCAGGCTGCTTCAGGGTATCTCTCGCAAGCGTCGCCTGCGCGTCCTCGATAACCCGAAGCAGTGTGGCGATATTCAAGCAGGCGTCTTCTTCGTCGGCGCCTTGCTCATCGGCTCAATCGGCAGGCCCATGGCCATGCGCTTGTGCTGGTTGATGATGTCGCCGCCCTTGACGGGGGCGCCCTTGGGGTTCGTGTCGCTCTTGGCCATATTCATTCTCCTACGGGTTAATGCCGGTGCCGGTGCTGACCGCAATGTTCTCGCCGCTCGTCACTTCGAGGTTGGCGATCTCCATGGCAGTCCGGTTGTCTTCGTTGTTCATCTGCTGGCGCGATGCGATTTCGGCCTGCGTGCGGCGGTCCTCGGCCGCCTGACGCGCGGCGGCCTCCTGCGCCTTCTGCTGCAGGGCGGCGCCCTTGAGCTGCAGATCCTGCTGGTCGAGCTGGAGCTGCGCCTGATCGGCCTGCGCCTGAACCTGCGCCTTCTGCCCGTCGAGCTGGGCCTTCTGGCCGGCGATCTCCTTGCGGGCGTTGATGTCGGCCATGGCCGCCTGAGCCGCCGGGTCCATCTGCGGCTGCGGGGCGAACTGCTGCATCATCTGCTGCGCCTGCTGGATGGCGGGCGGCAGGGACTGGAAGACGCCGACAGCGCGGTCCGAGACGAGGTGCGACGCCTCGGCCAGCATGCGGTCAAAGGCGCGCTTGTCCTCGGGCGTCTTGTTTTCCTTCATCATGTCGCCGATGTCCTCGCCCGTGGTCTCAGTGCCCACGTTGAACACGGAGACGGCGTACCACCACGCAATGTGCTCCTTGATGTGGTTCAGCATGGCCGGGATGTAGGCCGGGGCGATGAGCGGGTTCATGCCCAGCGCCGGGTTCATCATGTAGCTCAGGTGCGTCTTGAGGTGGGCGATGTGATCCTGATCCGGGAAGGCCACGACGGGCTTGCCCAGCGTCGCCTTGACGTTCTCGGACACGGCGTTCTCGGAGTGCGGCTCAACGGAGGGCACCAGAAGATCCTTGGAGTTCGGAACCTTCATCGTGTCGAGGATGCGCTCCTCAACCTTGCGCAAGTTGTAGAGCTGCGGCAGGAGCTGCGCCCGCTGGGCGATCGCCTGTATCTGCGCATACCGCTGCGCCTCGCTGAAGATGTTCGGATCCGACACCGGCACCACGTCGAGCGGGCCCTCGAAGTCCTTGCGGGTGGCGAGCTCCTCGCCGATCTCGGCCTCCACGTCCTCGTCGTCGAGATACATGCCATTCAGGCGGTGCAGGATGCGCAGCACGCGCCCCATGGCGTCGTGCAGGCGGCCGTGAATGGCGCTGAAGACCACCATGCCTTGCTCAACACGCGCCAGCGTCGTCCCGACGGGCGTGTTGGCGTTCTGATCGGCCATGTCGTCCAGCGTCGTGCGGACGACGCCCTTGCCGGCGTCAACCAGCACGCCCAGTAGCTGCAGCAGCACCGCGCTGGGCGGATTGTACGGCAGGGGCATGGCCAGCTTGCGGACGTCGTCCACATTCAGGCCGCCCTCGATCTCGAGCACCTGCGTCGGCTGGATCTCAAGCGTCTGCCCGCCGCGCGTGCCGCCCTTGAGCTTGAGCATGGTCTGCGAGTTGGCGATGTGCGCCGAGTCCAGCAGGGCGCGCAGGGCGCCAGTCGCCGCGGCGCTGATGCCGCCAATCATGTGCGGCAGGCCAATCGGGTAGGCGCCGCGCCACGGCACGAACGGGAACTCCACGAACCACTGCAGCTCCTCCTTCGTCTCGTCCAGCTCATCCCAGTTGCGGTAGATGCTCAGGACTTTGCGGGAGAGCTTGTCGATCGTGAGGATGTAGGGCGCGGGCTCAACGTCCACGTCGTCGTCGGCGTCCTGCCCCTCGAGGCTGGCAATGGCGTAGATCTCGTAGACCGTGCGCAGGCCGTCCTCGTTGTAGCTCGTCTCGCTGCGCCCCTCAATCTTATCGTTGGCCTTGCCCGCCTCGCTGAAGTCCGGGTCGGCGCTGGCCGGCACCACGTCCACGTCGCGGTACATGCCGCTGCGCACGCGCTGCTTGTAGTCGAGCTGCGTCAGGTACTGCACATGCGTGCGGCGCTGAGCGCTGTAGAAGTTCGTCGCCGCAAAGGGCAGGTACATGTCGTCAATGGCCGTGAACAGGAAGCCGGGACGGTTGCGGTGCTCGTCCCAGCTCATCTTCAGGTACTGGGCCCCGCCCAGTGGCACCTGCGTCAGGAGCTGCTCGATCTCGGAGCGGAACTCGGGCGCCTGCACCGTGAGCTGCCAGTTCATGAACGCCGTCTTGCGGTGGGCCTTCTTGACCCGCTGCATCGTGACCTCGCCGACGATGAAGTCCTTGGCGGGTCCGCCCGAGGGCATGAGCTCCTTCATGGCGCGAGCCGCGAAGTCGATGCAGGCCTCCGTCATCATGGGGTGCACGACCTTGCTGGCGCCTTGGAACTGAGCTCCGCCGGGTGCGTCATTGCCCAGCCCAGTGCGGCGCAGGCCCTCCTCGTACTGCTCGTCGCGCTTCTTGCGCGCCTCGCGGTCGCGGTCCACCAGCTCGAGGAACTGCGACGCCAGCTTGTCGAGCTCGGGCTCGGGCATCTCCTCGGCGAGGTTGTGGTAGAAGTCGGGGCTCTTGGCCTGCTCGGTCTCGTCCTCGTCCAGCGTGACGATCGCTCCGCCGTCGTCCGTGTCCTCGACGCCGTCGCCCTCCTCGGCCGGCGCCGGGACGCTCTCGCCCTGCATCGGCTGGTTGTCGAGCTCGTCGTCGGGCATGTCGTCGTCGGGCAGCTCGTCGTCGTCAGCCATGTATGCCTCAAGCCGCGTAGGGGTTCACGACCGTGCGCGGCGGCGCTGGTTCGCGTATGTCAGTTTTCGCTTTTACCGCAGACAGCATGTTCTTGTCCATCATCAGGCGGATCGCCTGCGTGGTGCTGTCGACGAAGTCGTCGTGCTTCAGGCTGCCTGAGCCCGTGAAGCTGCAGAGCTGGTGCAGCAGGTCGTCGGTCCACGTCCGCGCCCTGCCCGGGAACTTGTCGCTCTCGGGCAGCCACACCTGACGCCGGGCGAACACAGGCGAGACGATGTGCAGGCGCGTCAGCTTGTCGGCGCGCCCGGGGTTGTAGGCGTATGAGGCGACGCCCTCGCGGTCGAGCACCTGACGCAGGCTGATGCCCGAGCCCTTGTCCTCGATCACGACAATGTCGGGCTTGCGGCCCGACGTCACCGGCTTGGCGCTGCCGAGCAGGGGCTTGATCAGGGCGGTGTCTTGGTCGTCGCCGTATGCCGTGTTCAGCTCGCGCTTCACCCGCTTGACCAGCTCCGGCAGGCCGAGCTGCTCCTGCCAGCAGTCCAGCAGCAGGACGTGTGATCGCTCGTCGATCGAGCCGTCGGGCATCTTCACCTTGTGCCTAAATCCGCCCCAGACCGTGCAGGCGCTGTAGTCGGGGTCGTGGGACTTGCGGTCGGTGGTCGCCTCGGTGAACGCCGTGTCCAGCGACATGACGATCCAGTCGAACACCGGCAGAGGCTTCTTGGCCGACCAGAGACGCAGCCACGATCGCTTGATGACGCCGCTCTCCTCGGGGTCGATCAGCTCGCCCTCCAGCTCTTGGCGGCCGATGACCGTCCCCTCGAACTGGGCGAGCTGGTCGAAGAAGCTCTGCGGCAGGTTGGCCTTGTTGTCGTAGGTGCTGCCCCGCACAAGGAAGCGGTTGGCCTTGGGCTCGGCCAAGCGCCTGACCAGCTCGATGGGCTTGGGCGTGGTGGTCCACAGGATCCGGGGCCGGTCGCCGAGGCGCAGGCCCATGAGCGCCATGTCCCACGTCTCCTGCGGGTATTGCCATGCGGCGAGCTCGTCGCACCATATGTCGGCGTGCTGCGGGCCGCGCAGGCGCTCGGGCTTCTCGGCCGTGAAGCCGCGGATCGTGGCCACCTTGCCGCTCAGGGTGCGCACCTGCACGATCAGGTCGGTGCTGTTGTAGTTGACCACCAGCTCGGGCGGGATGACCTTCAGGAGCCCGGCCGGGCCTTGGAAACAGGTGAACTTCACGTCGCCATAGGTCGGCGCGATGACCGCGCGATCGAGGCCGTCGGGGTCTTCGATCGCCTGCGCCGCGATCCACTCGGCGCCGACGCGCGTCTTGCCATAGCCGCGCCCGGCCATGTAGCCGCACTCGGTCCAGTCGCCCGGCGGGGGGATCTGGTCCGGGCGCGCCGTGTCCAGCCAGCGCTCCTGCCAGATGTAGTAGCGCAGGACGTCGGGCGGCAGCGTGGCCAGTTGCGTGTGGGTCAGATCCTCGAGCCTCAAGGCTTGGCCTTGGCAGGCAGGGCGGCCGCGGCGGCCAGCTTGCCCTCGATCTGCAGCGCCTTGCGCCGGCTGCGCAGCAGGCCCAGCAGTTCGACGGCCAGCTCGGAGCCCTTGTCCTCGACCACGATCGGGTTGTCGGCGTCGCCGCTCAGGGCGACCTTGTCGCCGTACCGCTTGGGATCCCAGCATTTCAGCAGCTTGAGATCCGTCTCGATGATCAAGCGGTCACGCTGGACGTCTTTCGTGCTCTCGCCAAGGCCGCGCGCGGTCGCCCGGGCGGTGATGGCGATGTGGTCATAGCCGGCGGCACGCGCGCGCGCATACGCG